TGCTGCGCCTTGGGTGTTTATGAAAAAACCACCAAAATCAGAAACTTCACATAACTGAATCGCTGTTAGCAAATCTCTATCTGCGCCCGAATCAGCCTGAAGCGTTGATGAACCCGCATCAATCGCCCTGAGGGATGAAGGCCAGGAAGCCACATCCAACAGGTTATCTATCCGCACACCCGATAATTGACCCGCCGAAGTGCCTGGCACGATTGAAATTGCGGTGTTATTTAGCAAGCGAAATCCATCAATACATTTCAAAGCTACTCTTGAAACTCCATCTAAACCAACGGCAAAAGTTGTGTCATAGCTTGTTATGTAACCACTAAATAAATAGTATCTTTGACTTCCGCTGCCATTGTCGTAATCTGCCCAAATGCGGATTTTACGCAAGGGAACCAATTTGCCATAGTAGGGCGATAAAGTGTTGCTTGGATTCCACGCGCCTGTTGTATCCTCAAGAACAACCGTTGCTGACCCCGCTTCAAACTTGTCCAAGATACGGTTTCGACCACGCCGAACTGAAACCTGAAGCGTGATGTCAGATATATCAACAACATCTTATGGGGTATCGGCTAAAACGCCGATTCCAAGAGGTGTTGAAATGTCATCTAAAATTAGTGGGTTACCAAATGAAGGGCCACTTGCGAAGTCAATTGAAACGCCTAAATGTGGAGTGCCTGGCATTAGATGCTCAAATTGGTTCTAGTAATTGTTGAACCTGATTGCTGCAAGGCAAGAAGTTGATTTCTAATTATGGCTACCAAATCGCCTTCGCTGATAACGCTGCCGCCAACATTTATGGTGATGTTTTGACCGCCCATTGAACCCATTTGTGAAAGTGGAATTACTGCCTCAGGGCCAGCCTCACCAATGATTGCAAGTGTTGCTGAAGTTACAACGCCGCCTGTTGCCATTTCAAGAATGTGGCCTCTTGGTGGCACATATACAGGTTCCCCGCCACCACCAAAGCCAGGTGGCAGAATTTTTGGGATTTCAGGTGGAATTACGGGTGGAATTACAGGCGGTGTGATAACTACTGAATTGGCATTGGCTGCTGCTGCTGCATAAGCAGATAAAGCTGCTGATGCTGAAATCCAACCAACGGCGGCGGCATCTGAACCATTTGTGATGCTTGGGTCATAAGTAAAGGTGCCTTCGGAAATTTCTTTGTAGGCTTCAACGCTACCGTAAGCGGCAACCCAAGCAGTTTCGGATTCAACAGGTGCGGCAAGAAGGCTTGGATTGTAACCAAATTCCTCAAGAATAAGGGCAAGATATTTTTCAGTTTCAGTTTTAGTCAATCCCCATTTGTCGCCAAGGGCCGTAACTTCGCTTAAATCAATTTTGCCATCATCGGCGGCAGCAAAAGCATCTGAATACTGTGTGACTTGCTTTTCAGTTAAACCCCATTTTTCCTGCAACTTGCCAATTTCGGCATCGGATAGTGTGCCATCATTTAGCGCGGCAAAGAAATCAAGGTACTTTGCTGCCTCTTGATAAGTAATGCCCCAAGTTTCAGCTAACTTAGCAACTTCAGAGGCGCTGACCTGATTGTCACGAACTGAAATAATTGTTTGAACGTAAAGTTGCGCGGCGTTTGTGGTAATTCCCCACTTAGCGGCAAGAACTTCAAATTCAGCAGGCGTGATCTTGGTGTCAGCAAGTGCTGTCAAAATGTCATTGTAACGCTGCGCCGCTTCACTTGCGGCGTTATTCATATCAATTTCTTTTTGACGGGCGGCAATCATCGCAGCAAGTCTTGCTTGTTCGGCAATAGCGCCTTGCTTGACTAGATTGAGGCGAGCCGCTTCAAGTTGGATTGGGTCATTTTCAGCAGTTGGCTTTGCGCCCAACTTAGTAAGAGCAGCAATCGCCTTGAGGCTTGCTGCTTTTTTAGCGGCTGCGGCTGCTGCTTCAGCAGCAGATTTCTTGGCAGCAGCGGCGGCTTTTTTGGCGGCAGCGGCGGCAGCGGCAGCGGCAGCAGCAGCTCTTTTCTTTTCGGCAGCAGCAGCCAAGGCACCAGCCGTAGCGGTAGCGGCAGCGCGAGCTGCGGCTGCTTTAGCTAATTCATCTCCGAGCATTGCGGCAGCAATTTGTTGTTTTGTAAGGTTTTTTAGTTTATCTGATGATATATCAATTTCACTATTCATCATACTAAATAGATTTTTTGTGACTAAGGCTGTTGCGCCAACTGCCGCAAGTGCGGTGGCGGCTGTTGCAATGCTGACTCCACCTGTTGCAAATGCGGTTGCAATCGCAGCTCCGATTGCAGTTGCTCGCAAAATTGCCATTGCTGCCGCAATTGCTTCAATCATCAAAATAAACTTTGCAATTCCACTAATCGCGAACATAGTCGCAATGATGCCAGCCAATATCTTTACTTTACCTGTGTTGTTCGCAACCCAATCACCAAAGGCAATCAATACTTCAAGCAATTTAACTGCGAACTCTGCGGCAACGGCAAATGATGCCGCTAATTGATCTTTATTGGCATCAACGAATTCTTCAACTTTTGGCAAAACTTTTGTTATCAGTAAAGAAGCAAAATTTTCCATAACTGGCAGTAAGGCGATGCCTAAACTTGCTTTTAAGTTAATGAAAGTTGCATCTACTCGCTGAAGTTGTGCTGCTAATGTGTCATATTCACGGCGGGATTGACCTTGGGCAGCACTTGTTTTGGTAATAATAAGCTCATATGCCTCTTGCGCTTCAGCGGCTTTGAGTAAATCACCTGTTAGTTTGCCCAAACCCTTTGCGGCAACGCGGGCAGTAATGTCAGACTTGCGAATTGCAACACCGTAACGCTCAATTGGGTTGTATTCGCCCTTAAATGTAGAGCTAAGCGCCGCAACTGCATCGGCAGTTGTTCCACCGTAAGTTGCCGCTAAATCTGCGGCTAAAATTTGAAGTTTTTGTGTCCGTTCAATAGCATCTTGCTCTTGAAGGCCCAAGCCCTTGAGTTGAGTGCCAAGCAAAGCGGCATATCGGGCTGCATCAGCAGTTGATAAACCATAATCAACCATTGATTTTGAGAAGTCTTTTAATTGTTCAGAGTTTTGACCAAAAACTGCATCTAGTGCGCCAAATTGCTGAGATACATCAGAGGCGGCCATAATTGAATCTTTGCCAATCTTGGCCAAAGCTGCCGCTGATGCTACTGCTGCGAATCCAAATGCTCTTGCAGATTTTTTGCCAAAAGCGTCAATGGTTTGACCAAGTTTTGCAATATCTCTTTGAGCTGCCTTTGAACCTTTGTCAGAGTATTGGCTAATAATCCGGGCTACTACTGCGCCAACTGCCATTGATTAGCCTTTCTCTGTGTCTAAATGCCTTTGAAGTGTTTTTCTTGCATCTTCATACGCATCTTGAACTTTTCGGTTTATTTCAGCTTTGTTTTTATCAACTGACCACCAAATGAGGCGGGAAGCCTTGCCGAACCAATTTAAGTTTTGCCTAAATTGCCCGCTGCCACCTGAACGCCCGCCAACTTCAAAGATGGCACCTGCCGCTGATTTATTAAGCAAAGCACCTGCTGAAGTTGTGTAATCAGCTCGAACTTTACCTTGAGCGCGAGTTGAAACAATGCCTGTTTTAATCGCCCCGGTATCCCAAGCAGGCCAACCTTTACCGCCGCGAGAAGTTGCGCTTGGATTTGTTGGTTCAACTTTGCGCCATCCGCGCATTGGTGTATCTGTTTGGGAACTTCCAATTGTATCAACTTTATTTCGAGCTTCATCTCTTGCGCCGCGAAGTTCAGCAGAAAGCACTTTGTTAAAGCCCTTGACGGCATCTTCATCAAATTTCTTTAATGCCGCCAAGGTTTCTTTAACACCTCTTAAAACAACTACTTCTTCAGCCATTATTTACTCCGCGCTTTGTTGCGTTCTTTAATGTAGGCAACGATTGCTTCCAAGACACCATCGGGGGCATCAAGTAAATCAATTGGAGATAATCCAAACTCCACAGAAATCATTGCTAACGAATAAGTTAGGCTATCTCTGTGGATTCGGAATTTGGGTCTGTGACAATCTCAACTGAAACTAATTCATCAAGAAAACCGTTACCAAAAGGCTTTACAACTTTGCCGCTTGCGACAAGAGCTGCGTGGCCAAGGTAGTAGATGTGTTCCAACTTTTGTTCTTCGCTGAGTAGTTTTGCAAACCCTTTGCCAAACTTTTGCTCAAAACCAACGATGATTCGGGGAGTCAGCGAAAAGACTCCCTCGAAACCATCTGTTGTTTTAACTTTGATCTGTAATCCATCCATTATTTTCCCCCTTAGTTAGTTATGCTGTTGTTTTTGTGATTACGCCTGAAATTGGCCAAGTAACTGAAGCGGTGGCAAGTTCGCCAACGCCACCGTTAAGTGGTGTCCATTCTGATACAAGAGCTGAGAATGAGTATTGTGGATTTGTAGCGCCAATTGTTGTGTTTACAGGTTTGACGGTGCAAGTTACGGCGGTGCCAAGTAAAGGATAAATTACTTGTTCAACGCTTGATGTTGCGAAATCCTGATGAAATTCAAAAGTCACGGAATTGTCAGCAAGTCCGGCAACGCGGGTTTTTGCTGTGTTTCCAAAACTGGTGGTTTCAACTATGTCATAGCTTGTTGAAATGCTGATGCTTGAAATGTGGTCGCTCAAATCATTTGTGCCAAAAACCACATATGCGTTTGTTAAGACTAATCTTGCCATATTATGAAGTTGCCTTTGTGATCGCGCCTGAGATGGGCCAAGTTACGGATGCGGTTGCGAGTTCACCAACTCCACCGTTAAGTGGTGTCCATTCAGAAACAAGTGCTGTGAAAGAATATGAAGGTGATGTTGCACTTACGGTTGAAGTTGGTGACACCACTATTGTAGTGGTATTTCCCAAAAGTGGGTAGATAGTTACTTCAACATTTGAAGTTGCGAAATCCTGGTGGAATTCTAAAGTCACCGAATTATCCTGCAAGCCACCAACGCGAGTTTTTGCTGCTGCTGAAGAAAATGCTGAAGTTTCAATTACATCTGTGGACATTGCGAGTGAAACTGAAGCAATGTGATCGCTCAAATTGACTCCGTTTACTGTCACCTTCGCATCTGTTAATACGATTCTTGCCATTTATTTGGCTCCTTCTTGAGTTGTTACTGGCTTGATTGACGGTGTTGAATCTGACTTAATGTGTGAACCTTCCACAAGTGCATCAATGTTCACACCTGCTTCAAGTAGTTCCTTTTCGGTGAGAGTGTCACCTTTGCTTTTTCCGCAAACCTCTAAATCTGAGGTTACTGTGTAGCTCATTTGTTTCTCCTTATCCCCAAATTGTGAGGCGGTAGCGGTACGATAAATAAAGATTGCCTTGCGAGTCATAAGTTCCTGATTCGGCGCTTAATACTCGCAAAGTTTGAACTGCGCCCCCTAATGTGCGATCACCTTCAAGGGCGGCCTTAATTGAACCTGCACCCGAACCTGCCAAATAAGCATCTAACTTATCTTGACCCGAACGGGCATCAAAGCGTTGCACAATCACATAAATATCAACATTGGCTTGGTCTAAACCTCGCGCATTGTCAATATCAAATGTGAAATCTAATTGCCCTACGATTGCGCAGGGTGGCGTTGGCACCTCAGGTATCAAGTCAAAGGCGCGAAGCCCTGAGATGGTCTGTAAACGGGTTTTAAGCCCATCTCTGACGGTGCTTACATTCATTTGGCAATTCCATTTTGCTTGCGGAATGGGCGAACAAGTGCCTCAACATCGGCATCTAATTTAGCTGAAAGTCGAACGGTGCCAAGGTCGGGAGTGCCAGCAATTCCAAATGGTGATTGACGGCGAACAAATAGGCGGGAAGCCTGAATCAAAGTTGCCATATTGATCTCGGCAGGTGTAGCTGACCATCCCCAAACGCCTTGAACGCGAACTGCTTGAGGTAAGAAGTAGGGGAAAACATAACTTCCAACCGCCAAAATGCGTGAGTAAGGCCAACCTCGGCGGGGATTGTTGATTGGTTCGGTCAAGAAATCTGCTGTTGTCCAAACGCTTTGATAAGTTTGGTTGAAATTGTCATCAGTTGCAATTTGGCTAATGCTGACAAAATCATCAACGGGCAAAATGTAAGCATCTTCGGGTGTGTAGTAACGATAAACAGGCGCTTGAGTTGTTCCATCTTTGTAAAAGAAACGGCCTGTGTAATCGTCAATCATTCGACTCGCTGCGGTAACGGCAGCTTCAAGCGGGGTGTCATCAACTGAGTCGGTAATGGCAAGAGATGCCTTCAACTCGGCAAGGGTGCAGTACCCGTTAGTTATTGC